CTTCGGTGAGGATTAAAAATTTCATCTGCCTGTCCTCACAGAAGTCCTCAGCTGCAGACCACTTAGCGCGGTTCTTAGCGTAAGTTAGAACTTCTCTTCTCCAAGAGGCAGTCTTACGTTTCGGTTTATCATTCGGTGCTTGTGTTTGTTTTTTTGGTTTAACTTCGATCAGATATTTACTGACCATGCCTGACTTAGATACAACTTTAATGTAGAAGTCAGGGTAGTAGCGGTGGACTCGTCCGTCTGTTGGACAACGATAAGGAATGATTACTTCCTCGCTACCCCATTGTACGATGCTTTTATTGTGATCACAAAAGTGCATGAATTTTCTCTCCCACAAGGAACGAAAGACTATCCTCGTAGGATTGCCTTTATATTTTTGTGGGTTCACAGGTTTATAAACACCTGAGTACGCCATAAATATAGATATAAACCACCATCTTTATTTAGCGTGTCAGTACAAAACTTCATGGATCTTATCGTTAAAAGCGGTGGTCTATCTTATAGTAATACTTACGATATAGAATGGGTCTTTCCTGAAGGATCTCTACTGGCGGCAAATCTATCAAAAGTAGGAATTCAAACTACTGGAGGAGATAAAGGAGGTACTTTAGCAAACTATAGAGGTGATGTTGTAAAATTATTTTGCGATGAAGCTCAACTACCTAATGTGTCTGCCTCTACTGGACAGACCACTGGCAAATTTCTTGGTGAGGGTCAAGTAAACTACCCACATACTAGAATTTTTACAGACTTTTCGTTGGGATGGATCTGCGATGCAGATATGACTCCGCTTAAATTCTTGAACGTGTGGTATAATACGATCTTCAATGAATATATTGCTGATGATGAAAAGATTGTTCCTATCGATAGTCTATCTAATAATTCATTATCACAAGTAAAAAATGAAGCTAGTTCTTCTACTGATAAAATTTCTCCAGATAGATCTGTTAGATTATCTTATCCATCACAATATCAAGCAACTTGTATAATAACTAAAGCAGAAAAAGGTAAGAATGCCTCTAATTCTAGAGCATCTATTTCATATACTATGCTACAATGCTTTCCTTATTCTATTGATGCTATTCCAATGTCTGCTGGTACATCACAGGCAACAAAGGTAACAGCAAACTTTTATTATTCCAAACACTCTATCACCTACAACAATATTTCGTCTTATCGAGGTTAATTATTATGGCATTACCATCTATTGCTACACCAACTTATGAACTTGAGTTGCCATCCACCAAAAAGAAAATTAAGTACAGACCTTTTCTAGTTAAAGAGGAGAAAGTTTTACTACTCGCAACACAAAGTACTGAACCAAAAGAAGTACTAGATGCAGTAAGACAGATTACTAAATCTTGTGTGTTGTCTAGAATTAAATTGGAATCTTTAACATCATTTGATTTAGAATATCTTTTCTTAAAGATTCGTGCAGCATCTGTTGGTGAAGATGTCCCAATGAAAATCACATGCTTGGATGATAACCAAACTAAAGTAGATTATGTGGTTGACCTTTCAACAGTTAAAGTAGAAATTCCTGAAGGACATAGTACTAAAATTGAACTGACTGATAATGTTGGTATGATTATGAGATATCCTGGTATGGATGAGTTTGTTAACTATACCATGTTAGGACAGACTCCTGATGATCCTGATGAGATCTTTGGTGTCATTGCTAAATGCATTGATCAAATCTATGAGGGTGATGACGTGTTTGACGAGTCTACAACCACTGAAAAAGAAAAGGTACATTTTATCGAGAGTCTTACGCAGAAACAATTTGAATCTGTTCAAAAATTCTTTAATACTATGCCTGTTCTTCGTCATAAATTTGAGATTACTAATCCAAATACTAATGTCACATCTTCTTATACGTTGGAGGGTTTACAATCTTTTTTCGGATAAGCATGTTCTACAATACACTAGAGAATTATTATAGAACTAACTTTGCTCTTATGCAGCATCATAAATACAGTTTGACTGAAATTGAACATATGATGCCGTGGGAACGCACGGTATATGTGTCTTTGCTTAACCAATACATTAAAGAACAAGAAGAAAAGCAAAAACAACAAAATGCCTGAGGTTAACCCACAAAAGCAAAAGCAACTTAGTGAACTCATCTCTCGTATGGAGAAGGGTTTTGATGAGAACATGCTTGATCCTTTGTTGGAATCCATTTACAATGAACCAGAAGAAGATACTTTACCTAGTGAATCAAAGGTAAAGTATAAGAAGAAAAAATTTCAAGTAATTAGGGTTGCACCCACCGCTCAAGGTGATAGTCTAGCAGGATTTCTTGGCGGTAAGATTGGTGAATCTTTTAATATGGCAGCGCAAGCACGAGCTGCTGATCCAAACGAAATTAAGAAAGATAGATTACATTACCTAAAGAAAGCAGCAGCTTTTAATTTTGGTGGAGACTTAGTTAACAGGACTAAAGGTACGTTTTCGTCAGATCCTACTGATGTTCAAGACCCAGCACTAGGTAAGTCAGGTAGATTTTCTGCACAAGTACAACCAGATTTTGAGATGCAGCAGGGACCACTCCCCGCACCTGAAAATGAAAATGATAGTGGTATTGGAAAAGCATTTGCAAATCTGGTAACAAGATTTGATCAGTTAATTAAATCTAAAGATAATAAAGAAGAGCAACTAGAACTTGCAGTAGACATTCAAGACACTACAACAGAGAATGTCGAAAAGCATATAAAAGAAAGCACGAAGATTAAGAAGAAAGCAATTGAAGTTCAGAAGAAATTCATTAGTCTTCAAGCAGACGAAAAAGATACTAAACAAGCAGAAAAAGTAGAAATTGATAGTGAAAGAATTGAGGATGTTGCTGACACAGAAAAAATAGACAACAGAAGACCCGATGAAGAAGATTCAGAAGAAGATAAGGAAGAGCCAAGTATATTGGATACTGCTCTTGATTTCTTTACAGGTTCCGATATTGCTGGAGATATTGGTGACAGAGTTGCAGGTAGAGTCGGAAGGCGTGGTGCAGGTAGAGCAGTTACAAGAACAGCAATAAAGTTAGGTGGTAGGAAACTTGCCAAGACTGCTGCAGTTAAAGCATCTCAGGCATTCATTAAGAAAGCAGCACTAGGTTTAATGCGACCTCTCATTAAACGCATTCCGCTTATTGGTGGTCTGATTGACTTTGCAGTGTCACTTATGTTAGGTGAACCACTTGGCAGAGCAGCAGCAAAAGCAGTTGGTGCTACACTTGGTGGAGCATTAGGAACACTTATTCCTGTCCCCTTTGCTGGAACTATTCTTGGTGGTTTCCTTGGTGACATGGTTGGTGGTGCTGTTTATGACGCACTTACTGGTGGTAGTGGAGGGGGCGAGACTAAACCTAAAGATCCAAAAGAATCTGATGCTGGCACATCATCACCAACAGCAGGACTATCTGGTTTTGAAGATGAAGCAGGCACCCCACAACCAGACCCATATGGACCTGGACCTGATATTAATAGACCTTTAGAAGCACCACCAGAAAAACTTGCATCAGGTGGATATCTTGCAGGAGAAGCAGGTCCAGAATATAAATTTGATTTGTCATCGGAGACTGGTAAAAAAGTTGTAAAAAATGTAGCTAATGTAGACAACGCTGCTCTGTCAGGTGTACCATTTATTCTTGGTATTGTTGATAAGATTGTTAGTCAAGTTGGTGGCAGTGCGATTAAACCATTCTTAGATCAAGAGATAGGACCACTTGCAAGATTGTTTGGTCTAGCACAATTTAATGTTCAGGGTATGGTTGGTAAAGGATTAGAAGCAATTCAATCTGTAGGTACAAAATTTGATGTAAATATGGGTGGAACTGGTGATGAAAATGCATCATCAGAAGAGACTATGGCAGGGGGACCATCTTCTACCCCTGTTACAGGTATCCCATTGGGTGAAGGAGATACTGCTACTGGTCAGACGTTACATGCTGGTCTAGTACGTAGAGGATTTAGTAGAGAAGAAGCAGCTGCTATTGTTGGTAATCTATGGGCAGAGTCTAATTTCAAAACTGGTATTAGGAATCCAACGTCAGGTGCATATGGTTTGATGCAATGGTTGGGTGGTCGTTACGATAAACTACTAGCATTTGCAGCAGAGAAAAACAAACCTGCTAGCGATTTAGAAGTACAACTAGATTATATTGCATGGGAATTGAAAGGTGGCAATCAATATGAAAGTGCACAGTTCCAGAAAGCAATGGCATATGGTCCAACAATCGCAGATAAGACTAGAGGATTTGCATATGAAGTAGAGCGAGCAGGAGCAGGAGAATTACAAAGTTCTATGTCAAAGAGGGTTGGTGCTGCTCAGTCTGTAATGAATGCACCTTCTTCTGATACTCAAATGACCCCACCTCCTCCTCCAAGAACGGATGGATCAGGAGAAGATGCAGAAGATAACGGGGGTCATGATGCTAATAATCCTGGACCTTCGGACTCAAGACCTGCCCCAGCAGCATCACCAGCAGATTCATCTGACACTTTACAACCTCCCGCTCCAATTCAAGTAATACCATTGCCAAAAAACTTGCAAGGTATGAAAGAACGAGGTAGTGGTAGGGTGACATTCCAACCAATTATTATTCAAGGTCAGTCACAACCTATTGGGTTTCAAAAGAATACATACATTGATTCCGAAAGCACTAGTAATTTCTTCTATGATAAAACTGGAAACAGAACTACACTTGAAAAACTAAAGAAAGAAAGGTTGCAAAGAAGTTGATAAATACCTAAGGTATTCAAAATCATAATCCTAGTTACCTAAATTCCGAAAAAAAATCTCCGCAAAAAAATAAGCAAAAAGGTCGAGCATGGCAGCAGGGACTGAAAGTTATTCAAAACCACAATATGGTAGTCTTGCTGGTGCAATGGGCGAGAAACTTGGTGGTGCCATTCAATTGGCAGCGGGTGCTAGGAAAAGACAGAATGATGAGATAAAAGAATTAGAAGAGAAGGGAGAAGCAAGAACTCCTGAAGAAGACGCACGTTTTGAAGAATTAAAGGCGCAAAAAGAAGAGCAAGGTGGCGCTTTCTTCATGAAGAAAGCATTGGGTACTGAGTTTGGTGGAGATTTTAAAAGAAGAACTATGGGGTTCTTCCAAACAAATCCCGAAGAACAAAATGATCCAGCGTTAACTAAACAAAAAAGATTTGATGCTCTAGTAGCAGCACAACCTGCTCAAGTAGAAGGAGTTAAGCAGGGTGAACTTGATCTTTCTTCTGCTGGATATCAAGAACAAGGTGCTTTGGGCAAACTATCTGCTTCTATTGCAGAAAAGTTTGCAATTCTTAGTGCGAAGGTAGATCAGTTAAGACAGAAGGAGGATGCAGATAAAACTCCATCTGTAATTGTACAATTAGCAGAAAATATAAAGGGTGTTGGTACATTCTTTAGTAAAAACAATCAAATTGAAGAGCAGCAAACTAAGGTATCAGAAGAGACTCTTGCTGAACAAATTAAAGCAAAAGATGCAGCAGAAGCATCTTCTATTGAAAATAGAGGGGAAGACGGAACAGATTCTGCCAGCACATCTGCTATTAATAATCGTAGAGATAAGAATGGCAAAAAGAAAAAGGGTCTTATTGGTTCAGCAGTAGATCTTGGTCTAGGATTACTTTCAAGAAGAAGAGGTAGAAGGGGTGGCAGAAATAGAATGCCCCGTATGTCTAAGGGTAGACAATACAGCAATCCTATTGGACCTTTAGGCAGAGGATCTTCTCAACCATGGGCAAGAGCTCGTGGGGGCACTGGCATGGGTGGATTCTCTCCCCGCATGCGATCTAGGGTGCTTCCTGGAAGAAAAGGATTGGCATCGGGTGGAGTACTATCTAAAAACCCAGAAAAATCACCAGAAAAACTTGCATCAGGTGGAGTCCTTGATAATCCAACTGCAGTTGGTGGTGCTAGTGATCAAGCAATCATTCCTAAAAATAAATTAGAGAGTGCTGTCAAAACTGATCCTGAAAATGTAAAAAAATCATCTCCATTTGCTAAAGCATTACAACTGCCTACGATGGCAGCAGGTGCTATCATGATGGGCACTGCGAGTAATGTAATCAACCACATGGGTGGTATCGGAAAAATTTTCCGTCCAGTAGTTCAGAAATTATTTGAACCTGCTGCAGCAGCATTTGGTATTCCTGGATCATTAGTTTCTGCATTCTTTGGTGGACCTGCTAACGCAAAGACCACTGATACCAAAGGTGGAGGTGGTAAAGGTAAATCATCAACACAAAATAGTTCTGCAAGTTCAACTACTGGCGGTGGAGCTACTGGATTCATGGCACCTGGAATGATATCTAATGGTGGATCTGTCGATGGATATCAAATCACATCTCCTTTTGGTCCTCGCAATACTGGTATACCAGGTGCTTCTAGAAATCATCTGGGTGTTGACTATGGTGTTCCTCAGGGTACAGCAATCGCACTGAAGAAACCAGGAAAAGTTATTGAAACTACTGTACCTGCAATGGGTAACCTGGGCGCAGTATTTGTTAAGCATGATGATGGGACTAGATCTAGATATCTACACATGAGTAAAATTTCAGTTGGTCCTGGTCAACTTGTTACCAGTGGAACTGTGATTGGTAAAACTGGTGGAGAACCTGGAACTCCTGGTGCTGGTCCTACTAATGGTGCTCACCTACACTTTGAATACTATCCATCTAGTACTGGTGGACCTGTTGACGGATCTGGGGTTGCTTCATCGTACTTCACTGTAGGTGGAACTATTGAACGACCTGCTCCCGCACCACCAGTTGCTGCTACTCCAGCAGCTGCTCCAGTAACACCATCTGCTGATACAGCTAGTGGAGCTCCGATCATTCTTGATCCTATAGTTGCACCAGACACTGGAAGATTAGCTAAACCTCGTAAAAGTGCTAAACCAACTACTGCAACATCACCAACACCAGCGTACCCTACTGAAGATCCAAACAATCCATACCCT